TCCCTCCAGTCCCTCTCGGTGCGACGCCGAGCATACCAGGGACGATCCTCGATGGCAGGCGAACACGCCTGAAGGATCAAGTCACGACCCTGCGTCTCCCTCACGCTATGCAGCGCAAGGAAGAAGCGGAGTCTCGCAACACTGCGAGTGACCTTGACCCTTCGGGCTAATGTCCACTTCCACGAAACAACCTCCAACCCAAAAACTAGTTCCTCCTCAGCCGTCAAAGATGGAACCTTCACCACGTTGTCGCCGGAAAGCACGACATTGTGAGGATCCTTCACGGCTGGGAGAGACTTGTCAAGGGTTTCTCCGGTCTCAATCCGAAACTTCTGCGCATTCAAAATGCCCTCACGGGTGGCTGCACGCCACGCGAGTGATCCTGAAAAACCCAGCTCAACCAAGGACAAACCCTGAAGAAAAGCTGGCCTTTGCCAAGAAAACCACTCGCGCGCTGCAAAAAACCTAACCCCGCCCGCACGCGGCGCAGCAGAAACAAAATCGGAAAAGACCTTCGAAAGACAATGCGGGTACTCAGGAAGACGGAGCATACCAAAACGAAGTGTAGGGACAACCTTCAGGATGCCCTTCGACCAACGAACCAAGGTCGAATTGAGAGAACCAAAACTCTCATCTACAGAAGTCTTCGTACGCTCCACCTCGAGCCCAACCCGCCCAACAACCTCCATCCAAGAGGCCGCGAACTCTGGACTTGCTTGGAACAGGATATCATCGCCATTAATTAAAAGCGGGATGCCTCGAGACTTAGTTCGAGTCTTGAAACACGCCCACCGGAAAGCGATGAAATTCTGAGCACAGAGTAGGGGAAAAGACAACAGCGAACCCATCTGTTGTGAAGCGCGCATTTTAAAATCGGCCGACGACTTATGGTACTCGACATCGACAGAGTGCCCACCGTGCGAACACGGTAGGCCCATCTTCTTGTCGGAGCAATACCTGCCGTCATTGGCTAAGTACTCATATCTGTCAAAAAAGACATGAGGACGAAGAACGCGCTTAGCGTAATCCCCTATGGCACCTGGAACACGAGTGGCGTTAGAAACAGCCACGTCCAGGATAGCCTCCGCGACCTCAATGGGGAGGTTGTCAGTAGCCGAGCGATAGTCTCCAGAAACCAGACTACCGCTCCCCTCACGAAAACCAGCTTTTAGGAGTTGGTCATTTGTGAGATCGCCCCGAAGTAACCAACGTTTGCTCGACAATTGATCATAAATCGCTTTGTGCAGTGGCTTCAACACTAAGGTGTCCGAGGAAAAGGACGCCAAAGGCCTTGGCTT